TTGAATATAAACATTTAATAATGTTGGATACCACCCACCTTTAAAGTCTGTAATTGTTTTTCTATTTCTTGCGTTTATTAATTTTCTTTGAATTAATTCAATAAATTCAAGAAATGATAATTTGCTTATATCGCCAACACCAAAAACATCACTTATGATTGGATTAAAGAAAGAACTAACTGCAACAAGATAATATACACTTATAATTGTACCATATTTAATACCTTTTGGTAAGAAAACTTCGTATGGATTAAGTGCATTAATATTGTAATCTGTATATGGTTCTAATGCAATACCATCTACCAATACTTTAATATCTGATGCTGTATTTGCTTTATAGTTAAGTCTATAAACATATTTATTTGCCGAAACATTATAATATATTTTACCACTATTAAAACTATCTACTCTTATAACTTCACTTCTTGCATTAATTTGACTGCTTCCAGTCACCTGAACATACGCTACTTGTATTGTAGGAGTAACAGCCAAAAATGAAATCACAGCAGGATTTTGAATAATAATATTATTACTACCACCTGTTGAATTAGCAGGGTCAAGAATATAATCAGCAATAAATTGTGGAGTGCCTTTTGTAAGTGCAATACCATTTACAGTTACTTGCACATCTCCACGTGGATAACTTGGTAACGGTATTACAGTTCCACCCATTTTTGCATCAACTCTTGTTACAATATATTGAACGCTAATTCCAGTAACAGGATGTGTATTACCTGAATAAATAAATGTTGCCTGAATAACATCCCTTCGATATGAATTTGAATATGCACTTGCTGTTAATAACGTAAATGTATTGCCTGAAATACTATAATCTGCATGATGTGAAGTTGTAGTTAAACCTGTTCTTGGTGCATTTAATAAAATACCATTATATCGAACTTCCAAATTACCTTCAGTTTTATTATATGGAGTTGGCAATGTAAATGTTTTTTGAACACTATTTACACCCAAAGATATGTTAACATAAGAAAATGGTAATGTATATCCGCTTGAATTAGCTGGAAAGTCTATATATTTAATATAATCATAAACATCATATTCAATACCACGTGCAGTATCAAGCGCAACATCAACTTCTTTAGTATTTATGACAAGTTTACTATCAGCCTGATAATATTGTGGTGTGGTGCTATCAACTCTTGTTGTTGCACCTGTTTGAACCCATGATTTTTTATTATCAACATTTTGCATTAAATTAAAACCAGCCATACGAAACACATCCATATAGTGTTGACCAGCATCAGTATCTCCAGAAACTTGAAAGAAGAAATCGTTAGTTTCTAATGGTGCAACTGGATATCCACCAGTATCATATGGTAACGAATTTGAAGGAAAATCTGCTTGTTTTAATGGTACGGTATTAGGATTTATTTTACCATCAACAGTATATACATATTCAGTAATGTTAATAAATGGTTCTGGAATACCAATTAAAAGAAATATTGCTTTTATTGCTTCTCTCGTACCCTTGGCTTTCCAGAAATAATTTGTGTTTATTAATATTCTTCTCCAGAGTTCAATATCAATTTCTGCTGGCATTAAATCGGTGTGTAAATTTCTTTCAGCATCAGTAATTGTTAAAAGACTAGTTACCAGTTCTGCTTCATTCACTAATGAAAAATAATTCCATCCAAATGTTCTTGCAAGATTTTTAATTAATTGATCTGGTGTGTTATTAATTTTATCATAGGTAACACGATTGATATTAACCAAAGAATCTATAAATTGTTTCATCTCATCAAATTCTCTACCATATACTCTTAGGAGTTTAGTCATTTTACCATTTTCAGTAAGATCATATTCTTTAATTGAAGCAGGAGTAAGAAATCTTGCAATTAAATCCGTTTTTATTACATCATACTTGTTACCAATTGCTTGAATGCTATTTAAAAAGGTAGTATATCTTGGAGTATTAATATCTATATTGTAATTATCACTTGTTGACCATAACATTTGTGTGTTTGAATATGAAATAGAGCCGTTGTCAAGTAATATAGGGTCTTTTAATGTAAATTTAAATCCATTTGTATTTCCTGTTACTCTTTCTGAGACAATATATTTTTCATAATCACTTAATAACAATCTAAATTCTTCAAAAATAACATTGTTTGGTTTAATATGAAAATCAATTGCACCTTTTGTGCCACTACCAATGGTTGGAAATGGATTACCGATTGTTTGAACTGTTAAATAACCATTAAATGACGGATTATTTGTAGTATTGCCAGTGAATCCAATAATATTATATGAATTTCCAGTAGGATTAAGTGCAGACCAAACCACATATGAATTATAAGATATGTTTAAATTTTTAAGTATATTGTTATCAGGACTACTTACATTACCATAATTAAATGCCAAACTAAATGTATTAACAATAGAATTAATTGGTATTTTAAATGTAGAAATATTTGTAACTGGATTATAACTAAAACCGCTAAAAGTAATTGTATTGGTATGAGTAAGCTGGGAGTTCATGAATAAACTAGCAGGGTATGCTACAATAATATTTTGTATTGATATTGTTAAAAATTCATAAGCTGAACCAAATCTAACAAAAGTATTTAAATCTGATTTGTCTAAATTTAAAACAGCGTTAGTATTATATTGATGTATGATTTCAGATTGTGTTTGTGTTAAACCAATTGTTTCAAGAGTAACTGGACGTACAAATGAACTTAATGTATTTGAATAATCAATAGGTACTCTACCTTCAAAATTTGATGTAACAGCAAAACTACCGAATGAAAATATCGTTTCGGATGCCGTATTATTAAAATTTATTCCATTTAAATTCTGGTCAAGATTTGTACCTACTACTTTTACTTTTGCCACAAAATTTCTATTTTACTATAAATACAATAAAAAAAAATCTCAATTCATTCCATTGAGATTTTAATGTCAAAAAAATACTAAACATTAAATATTCAAATTTTTAATGTTTATTGTACATCACTTATTATATTTTTCAATAAACCTATTAATTTCTCTTCAACATTTTCTTCATATGTAATTCGAATTAACCTAATATCATTTGCTTTAGCAAATTCAGTTTTAATGTTGTCAATTTTTTGTCTTGTAATAAAACTTTTTTCTCCGCCAAAATATTCTACCGCTTTGAAGTGTTGTTCACCGTCATATTCAATAAGTAACTTATACTTTGGTAAATAATAATCAAAACGCAACGGAAGTTTGTTTTTACAATTATTAAATATTTTTTCTTTTATAAATTCAATATTTTGTTTTTCTAAATATTTTTTTATTTTAATTTCGCCTTTAGATTCTTTACAAATTGGACAACCACAACCACTTAAATGATCGCTTGCTTTTTGTTCAAATAATCCATGTTCAAGACAAATTATTTTAAGACATTTTTTACTTCCAATATAATTTGTAACTGAATAATCATATTTATCTCCATGCACCCTTTTTGCACCAATTATAAATTCTTCGGTTGTTTTGTTTAAACCAGCACATTTAGGACAACCACCCCCATTTAAATGTGTATTAGGAATTTGTTTAAAAATACTGTGCTCAGAACAAATAATTTTAATTTTTGTATGATTATTTTTATATTCAACCAAAGAATAGTCATACTTATAATTGTGAATTAAATTGGCTTTATTTATAAATATTTTGGTTGTTAATTGTCTTGAAATAATCATTTTTTCAACTTTACATTTTGGACAACCTCGATTCATTAAATGACTATTTGGTATTTGTAGAAATTCACCATGTTTAGGACATATGATTTTTATTTTGATTTTACTATTTAGATATTTTGCCAAAGAATAGTCATATTTATTTCCATGAATATTTTTTGCTTTTTTTATAAATTCTTCAATTGTTACATTTTTATTAACACATTTGGGACACCCACGACCCATTAAATGCGAATTCGGTTTTTGCTTAAAAACACCATGTTTGGGACAAATAATATCAATTTTTATTTTTGAATCAATATAATTAACATTTAAATAATCATATTTATTTCCATGAATATTTTTTGCTTTTTTAATAAATTCTATGGTTGTTAAATTTTTTGGCATTTGCAAATATACAAAATTTTATTTAAATGCCAGAAGTTATATTGTTAAAATTTTGGGTCTCATCGATCGAATTTCTTTTTTCCTTGACCTCGAATAAAGGCACATTTGACACATCGTCTTTAATTTCAAAAAGATTAAACTGATCGGTTATTACTCTATTTTTATCATAAATTGTTAAAATACCATTTTGAACGTCTTTAATTTGCTCACCCCCAACAATATCCGCCAATGTACCAATAGTGTTTTCAACTAATTCAACTTCCAATACAAGCGGTGAAAAATAAGTATTTGTCATTAAAATTACTCCACCAATATTACCAATAAAAGGTAATACATTAGGTTTAACGTCTGAAGAACTACTGGGGGAAAGTTGTAAAAACATTAGAGTCCCAGAATCATCAAAACGATATCTGACTGCTTTTTGAGAAGTATTTCCAACATTTTCACTAACAGGAACTACTTTGTTTGAAGTAACAACATATCGTACCACGTTTCTTAATTTAGTGTTATCTGAATTAAGATATTCAATTTTAAATCCCTGTAATGCGTTGTTTGCTTTTAAATTATCAGGTAATGGAGTTGTGCTTAAATCAATTACAATGCCATTAACTGTTGGTAATGAAG